AGTAATTGATGTGGATGCTGACAGAAAAGAAACTCAATTTATGTATTTCTTGGAGATTTACTCATGACAAAAGAGTTTGGTTTTAGTGGAGCAATTGCTAAGTTAAATAAGATTAGCAGTAATGCTAAAACTATTAATAGCATAGTAGAAAAAGAAGCAGAAGAAATTAAAGATGATGCAAAAAAAATCGCTACTAGCAAAGGTTTAAAAGTAACTGGTGCTGGTGTTGAGGGGATTATCGCAAAACATGCATTATATGAAAGTACAGTAGGTTGGGCAGGTAGGCCCAATCTACATTTATATTTCCATGAAGTAGGATTTCATGCTGGGTTTTCTAAAGCTACTAGTAGAGAAAGACGTGGTAAGCGTGCAAGAAGATATAAAAAAGGCAGTAGAAAATATGTTGCTCCTAAGCCACATATTAGACCTGCAGCATTACAACACAAAGATTCATTTGCTAAGAAAGTTAAAGATAAATTATTAAATAAATAGGAGGAACTGAAATGACAGTAACTAAAGAGAGAGTAGAAAGAGCGTTAATGACAGGTGTTGGTGCTGGTTATTTACAAAAAGTAAAGACAGAACCAACTAGTGAAAGTGGATTAACATATGAGGATAAGGTATACGAAGTATTCGCAATAGATAAAGTAGCATTTAAAGGACAGACAAAAAATAAAACAGTATATTTATCAAACAATAAATTACGTGACATTGTTAAATTCTCAAGTGCAGAGATGACTGTAGATATTGGATTCTTCCCAGAAGGTTTTGTAGAAGAAATGAGTGGAATGATTAAACTTGCAGATGGTGCATATGTTCAGGGAGATAGTCCGAAGTATAAATATTTCAGATGGTCATTCCTTGTTACAGATGAAAATGGCGGAGAAATTATTTACAACTTCCCATACTGTCAATTAAAACATCCAGATTTCAATGCAGAAACTGAAACTGATGAGAAGAAAGAAAATATTGCACAGGTTACTATTGAGGCATTCCCAGTAATTGGAAATAAAAAAGTATACTCTAAAATCGACTTACGTACGACTAATTTATATGATCGTGAGAAATTATTATTAAATGGTTTCTATGATGCAGAAACTTTAAAAGCATGTATTAAAGACGGTCAAACAGATTCTACAGTAGTCCCTAGAGCATAATAAATAAGATTTAAAGAGCCGGCATAAGTTGGCTCTTTTTTGGAGGTATTAAATGAGTATTTTTAAAAAAAATATAGAGACTTTTAAAACAGATATTCTTGGGTATGGAGTTGAATTAAGATGTAATTTAGCGGTTTGGTTATATTTAGAAGCAGACTTTGGTATTAAACAAGGTGATTGGGTAGATGTTATTACTAAAGAAAAAAATATAGCAATTGCCAAGTTTTTAGTTTCGATTTTGAAAGCTAATAAGTTACAAACAACACTTGAGGAAGTATTAGAAAATGTTACTGATACAGACTTGGAAGTATTTCTTATAAAATATCAAGAAGCTATGTATGGAGATCAAACAGCAACATTACTTCAAATGTTAGGAATTACTGATGATAGCGAAATGGGAAAGAGTTTTTTAGAAGAACAGGTAGAAGACCTAGTTCCTACACAACCAAAAGTAGTGAGCAGGAATCCGAAGAGAGCCAAGAAGAGACACAAGAAATAATAGATTGGGATGATTTATTTTATAAGTGTAGAACTTGGTTCAACATGACTAAGGATGAATTTATGTATGATTATTCATTCGACTATATTATTTACATGATAAATAGATATATCAAAGAAAATTATACAACAGATGATTCTGAAGAAGAAGGTATGCGAGTTACTAACGTAAGTAATGTACTGTAGGAGGTAAAAATGGCAAATTACATGGATAAAGTCGGTGTCATACTGACTGCAGAAGGTGTAGGCTCTTTTACCTCTGCTATTAAGCAAGGTGAAAATGCCTTACGACAACTTCAAGCAGAAGCTAGAAGAAATATAGCTTCATTAGGTAGTGGTGCAAAAGCATACGATATCTACAAGGCAAAGATGAGTGGACTAACTACTCAAATGAAGCAATCAGCAAGTAATGTTAATAATTTAAAAGATAAATATGATGCTTTAAAAAAATCTACTAGTGAAATACCTAAAGAGATTGAAAAGTTATCGAATGCTTTTAGGCAAAAACAATCAGTTTTAAAGACAAATGGAACGTTGTTACAAAGTCAAAAAGAGCATTTAAAACACTTAGAAAGCACTTATGGTAAGAGTAGTGCTGCTGTTCAAAAATATAAAGAAACAGTAGCAAACACAAGCAAAGCATATAAGAAGACTGAACAGGAAGTCAAGAGCCTTGAAACGCAAATTAAAGGCTTGAACAATACGTTAAGTACTCAACAGAAAGAATTAGGAGCATTACCAACTAAAATAGCAAACGCTGAAACAAGCTATTTTAAATTAAGAGATGCAGTTGAGAAAACTCATACTGCATTTAGAAATAGTGGTGGTAGGTTAGCTGATACAGCTCAAAGATTTAATGATGTTGGTACTAGAGCACAAGTTCTAGGACAGAAGATGTCGGGAGTTGGTGACGGTTTAACAAGAGCGACTGCTGGGATATCTTCTGGAATGTTATTAGCTGCTAGAAGTGCAATCAATTTTGAAAGTGATTTTGCTGGAGTAGTTAAGACTGTAGATGCAACACCACAGCAATTAGAGAAGATTAGACAGAGTTTCTTAAATCTTTCTACAGAGATCCCTGTTAGTGCAAATGAATTAGCTAGAATTGGTGAAGTAGCTGGGCAGTTAGGTATTAAAACTGAAAATATAGTTGACTTCACAAAGACCATTGCAGATTTAGGAGCTACTACTAACTTAAGTAGTGAGGAAGGTGCAGCAAGCTTAGCTCAATTCATGGCTGTAATGGGAACAAGTCAAAGTAGTATTAGAAATCTAGGTTCTACGTTAGTAGAATTAGGAAATAACTTTGCGACAAATGAAAGATCTATTGTAGAAATGTCTCAAAGATTATCTGGTATGGGTAAACAAACTAATATGTCAGAGGCTGATGTATTAGGATTAGCAGCTGCAATGAGTACCGTTGGTATCGAGGCAGAAGCTGGTGGTAGTGCAATGACACAGGTTATGACAAAAATGCAAAATGCTGTAATGTCAGGGGGAGAAAACTTAGGTAAGTTTGCGAAAGCCGCTGGAGTTAGTGCGAGTGAATTTGCTAATGCATTTAATAATCGACCTGTAGAGGCACTTGGATTAGTTCTTAAAGGTCTTAAGAATGTAAAAGAAAGTGGAGGTAATGTTAACGATGTACTGGCATCATTAGGTGTAACAGGTATTCGTGAAGCTGATGCCATGAAGAGACTTTCTGGAGCATTAGATGGAGATAGTGGATTAGGTAAAGCTTTAGAAATTGCTAATAAAGGATGGAGAGAAAATTCAGCATTAACTAAAGAAGCAAGTATCAGATACCAAACAAGTGCTAGTAAAATTCAAATGGCTAAAAATGAAATTCAAAAAATGGCCATTGAAATGGGTTCTGAATTGTTACCAAGATTAGCAGAAGTATTGCAACATTCTAAACCTGTAGTGAAAACATTAGGTGACATGATGTTATGGTTTAGTAAATTACCACCAACTGTCCAATTAGCTGTGTTAGGTATGGGCCCTTTCCTATCTGTTTTAGGTAGATTAACAACTGGTGCAGGTGCAGGAGTTAAGAGCATAGGTACTTTGATTCAATGGTTAGGTAAAATCAGAACTGGTAAAGCAGTAGCTGATGTTGCCAAATTAGGTACTGAAATTGCTGGAGTAGGAACTAAGGCTGCAACTACTGGGAGCATGTCTTCTATGTTAACTAATCCATATGTTGCAGGAGCTGCATTAATTGGAGCTGCTTTTGTCGGATTAGGATATGGAATATATCGTGAAATGACAAAAGATAGTAGAAATCATGAAGCATCCGTTGAGCAAACAAACGGAAAGTATAAAGAATGGTACGATCAAGTTATTAAAGGTGCAACACAATCTGGAAGTGCAATCGACAGATTAAAAGGTGATGTTCAAAATAATAGTAAAGCCATAGTAGAGGAAACTGAAAAGATTAAAAAAGCTAATACCTCAAT